TTTATATATATGGGATTATTAGATTTATTTAAGAAAGCGCAGGGCAAATACTCCCTTAATTGGATTATATCTCAAAACAGTTGGATATTTCCAGAAAATAACGGCTCAAGCTATATAAATGAGGGTTATAAGAACTTAAATCAAAAACAAAGGCAAGTATCAAAAGTATAAAAGTTTGATGCAATTAGCTAAAACTACAAGCGACTTTGCAAATATTGTCAAGTATAAAAATGAAGCCTTTGATAAGGTTGAAAATACAGAAATTGAAAAACTGCTATTGACCCCAAACAACCAACAATCTACTCAGGAACTTTTTGAATCATTAGATGGTTACAAACTGTTAACTGGTAACTCGTATCTTTTTGGGTTAACACCCGGATTAGGATTAAACGCAACCAAACCTAAAGAATTATATTCCATACCTTCACCAATGGTATCAATTATACCTATTTCAGTATTTGAGGGCGTTAAAGGATATAAATTCACTTTTATAGCAGAAGAAATACAAGCGAGTGAAATAGCACATTTTAAATTTTGGAATCCTATTGTAACGGATGCAGCTTTAAACGATATATTTTACGGGCAAAGTCCTTTACAGGCTTGTAGGATGTTAATGGGAAAATACAAAGATGCTGATATTACTCAGGGGTCAATGTTTAAGAATCAGGGGCCAGCGGGGATATTAGCAGGGGATAACGGAACCGACCTAACAGAAACACAAGCACTATCCATAAAAGACAAGTTTAAACAAGTTTATCAAGGTGCAAACAAAGCAGGGGATATCATAGTTACTCCAGCAAAATTAACGTGGCAACAAATAGGACTTTCTCCAGTTGACTTGAATATCATTGAGGGTAAAGCGGATATGTTAAGCGAGTTATGCAATGCTTACCACGTTCCAATAGGTTTATTTTCGGCTAAAAACAGCACCGAAAATAATATGATTGAAAGCCGTAAAATGTTAATTACGGATGCGGTAATACCATTAGTTGAAAGCAGAAAAGGTGTTTTAAACCGTTGGTTACAGGCTAAATTTGGAAATGAATATTTAGTTGAGTTCGATTATACGGTATTCAATGAAATACAAGAGGATTTAAGTAAATTAGCTACAACGGCCAATGCGATGTATTGGACATCACCAAACGAAAAAAGAGCTATGACAAGCTACGACCAACATCCAGACCCATTAATGGATAAATTATACTTTCCAAGTGGTTTGACCTTGTTAGAAGATTTAAACGGTGGGTTAACCGATATAGATGAAACTTTGTTAAATGATGAAAAGTATTTTAAAAACTCTAATTTTGACCCAAGCCAACCAAGAGATGATGACGGAAAATGGACTGATGGAAGTTATCCAAAAATAACAAAGGATAATTTTTATGTGGCTACATTAGGTAGATTTGAAAGAACTGATAAACCAAATAGAACGCCTGACTATGTTTCGTTAGATAAAAACGGTAATGTATCATCAGCTTATTGGTATACTAAAGACGGTGTTATTAGAGAGTCTGACCATTGGGGGGATGTAGCTTCTACAACGTGGCTAATAGATAAAATGGAAAGCAAATATTATCATCAAACAGGGGATGTGAAAATATTTAATCCGCCAGCAATTGGTAAAATATCTTTTTTAGAACTTGAGAAAAACACACATAGAGTTTTACGAGCGAATGATGAATATATGTCAGTTATGGTAAGTCAATTGAAAAAACAAGGCGTTGAAAGTTTTAGGGATTTAGATAAAACTAATCCTGAAATAATTGCAGCAGCATTAAAAAGACGAGAAGCAACAATAATACCATAATGAGTAGGGGAATTATTTATATCGCTATTTTAATAAAGCCCGGATTAAATGACGAAATAATAAAACCCTCCGATAATTTGGAGAAACTGACAAAGTATTTAAAAAAAGAATTTCCACATTTATATTTTTGCTTCAATAAAAAGGAATCTCAAAAGAAACAAAATAAACATATCTTAATACAAAATTATGGCTAAGCCTACAAAAGCGGAATTAATATCACAAAAGAAGTTTTTAGCACGGCAAAAAGTCTATGAACGCAAATACCAAAAGCAGTTTTATTGGTATCTAAATTCAATCAATAGAAGCATAGCAACCGATATATCAGACAACGGACTTTATAATTTGGATATAAACAGCCATATCAATGAAGAAAAACTAACGGCAATTTATGAAAAGCTATATTTTGATGTTTCCATTAATGAGGCTAAAATAACTTACAAAGATGAGATTAAACCAGAAAATGGCAAAAAGGATTTAATAACGGATTTAATCGCAATATTAGGTTTTGGCAAAGATGAGGGCGTACTAATCAATTTGTGGCGTTCGTTATTAAAAGAGTTTATCATTGTAAGAATTGCAGGGCGTATAACGAACGTAAACGACACTACACGCAGACATTTAGCATTAATCATACAGAAAGGCATATCGGAGGGATTGGGAGCGCAACAAGTCGCTAAACTGATACGCGATGACGTTGGATATAATCGTAACCGTTCTTTAGCCATAGCGCGAACGGAAACAATCACAGCAGGAAATCAAGGCAAGTATATTGCTGCAAGTAGTTCAGATTATGTAATGGTTAAACGTTGGATACCAGCAATGGATGCACGAACACGAATAAGCCATAGGGGAATGTATGACACCCCATTTATTGAAATGGAACAAAACTTTTGGGTTGCGAATGACAAAGGAATGATTGAACCTGGCTTATATCCTTGCGCGGAAACATTTTCAGCTAGCAATACAATTAATTGTAGATGCAGCATTTCCTTTAAAATCAAACGCGATGAACGCGGAAATATAATAGCAAAATAATTATGAAAGAATCACAAATAGCCAAACAAAACCATAATAATTTTAAGCGTAAAAATCCTTTGATGTACGCAAAGGAGCGCGATGTATTAATAACTGACTTACTTAATTGTGAGTTTCCTAATTGGAACTTAAAACTTATATTCAAATGAAAGCAAAACACATTACAATAAACGAAATAATCGAAAAGAACGATTATAAAAGCTATTTAGAAATAGGAGTTGCTAATAAAAGCAATTACAATCAAATAAAATGCGATTCTAAGGTAGGTATTGACCCAATAGCAACAAATGACAAAGATATTATTTCTATTGATTCAGATGGTTTCTTTGCTTCAAATACACTAAAATTTGACTGCATATTTATAGACGGTTTGCATCATTCAGAGCAACTAGAAAAGGATATAATTAATGCTTATGCTTGCCTAAATAACAAAGGGCGCATCATATTGCACGACATTAATCCATTCACAAAAGAAATGACTATTATACCACGTATTCAAGACCAATGGACTGGGGACTGTTTTAAAGTTTGGGCTGGCATCATTGATAACACCAAATTAAAAACGGAATATTACAAAGAAAAATATGGTTTGGGCATTATCGTTAAATCATTAGCCAAACCAAAAGAGGGTATGACATCCGATATAAGCTATGAAGAGTTTGCAGAAAACAGACAAAAGTATATAAATGAATAAACTTTTATATACAGCCTGTTTTGGTGGTTACGACAATGTAAAGCCTATCAATCAATTAAACTACGATTGTATATTATTTACGGACAATAAAGAGTTGAGCATTAAAGGTTGGAAAACGGTATTTGTTGAATCAAATGGCAATCCAAGAAAGCAAAGCCGATACGTTAAAATGTGTCCTCATTTATTAGTTGACGGTTACGAATTATACGTATATATCGATGCAAATTTAGAGGTTATAAACGATTTGGATATTTATGTGAATAATTGTTTTAGAGGTGGGTTTTTAACGCAACAGCACCCCAAAAGAAACTGTATTTATAAAGAAGCGGACGAAATTTTACGATTGAATAAAGAAGCTCGTAGCGTACTTGAAATACAAATAAACGAGTATCGGAATAATGCACACAAACATAATGCAGGCTTATATCAAAATGGTTTTTTAATACGCGATAATTCAGCAAATCATATGTGCGAATTGTGGTATAAAGAAGTTGAAAAACATTCTTATAGGGATCAACTTTCACTTCCATATATCGTACAAAAAAACAGATTTGTAATTGATGTAATGCCTAGTAAAAAAATGTGGTCATTCTTAAAATTACATTCTCATTCAGTTAAGCCGTTAAATGAAGATTTTAGGGTATTTTACTTTAATCCAGGACGTGGTGACAAAAACCTGGGCAAGGCATATAATGACCATTGCGAAATAGTACCAAATGATAACGATTGGATATGTATGACAGACGGTGACATAATGCACCTCGTGCCATATTGGAGCAAACAGATTGAAAGTATTATAAAGAAGCACGGAAACGATTATGCGCTTATTAGTTGCGTTACAAACAGACTAGGTTTAGAATGGCAATTACCAAAAGGTTTCAGCGATGACCCAAACGTATTAAATCACTATGAAATAGCTAACGAGTTGTACAATGATAAATATGATGAGGTAATACGTTCAAACAAGCCAACAGCTGGACTTATGATGTTATTTCCTAAAAAGACTTGGAATAGGATTAAATTTACTGAGGGTTTGACTGGTGGCGGTAAGTTTATAGATTGGCGTTTTAGTGAATCCGTTATGAATATCGGTAAAATAGGAATTGCAACTGGTTTATATGTATTTCATTTTTACCGTTTCAATAAAGAAAAAAGGGATATATTGCATTTATTATGAGAAAATATAAAATATTAGAAGTTAAAAAAGTGGATGGTAAATGGAAATGCACCTTTGAACATTGGACAGATTGCTATTGCGAAAAAGAAGAAACAACTATCTTTATCACAAAAGAATCTATGCCAATGTTAAGGGATATTATTAGGGAGCACAATGTTTAATCGTGCTTTAAAAAGAATTGCATATAAAGAAGCAAACTAATATAAATCGCATAATTTGATGGTTCAGTATCATATACAATATATTCAAAAAGAATAATTGATATTGTTAATGCAGCTATTAAACTTCCAATAAATTTAATAATAGGTTTTATCATTTTCATTTCACAGCGTATTTAACTATTTCTTTTAACTCATTGAATTTAACTTCATTCATATCCTTTGCGTAAAAAGCATTGAATTTAATCTCAGATATTGGACTTGAAAATACCAAAACGTGGTAATCGTGTAAGTCAATTTTAACGGCATTTCTTATTTTAGCAATATCATTGCCTTTGGGAACTTCGATAACAAATATCGGTTTTGATTTTGCTATCAT